CGTTAGTCAACGTATTCCACACTGGGCATGGCGGGTCGCCGGGGGACTATGTTACGTATTCTGGGGCGACTGCGGTCGGTGGGCTTACGCTTAATGGCACGTTCACAATTACGGCCTTAATAGATACTAACAACTACACCATAACATCTCCTACCCCAGCCACATCAGCAGCTACTGGCGGTGGTACTGTAATAGCGCGATACGAGGTTCCAGTAGGTTCAGACTACCAAGTGCCGACCGATGGTTGGGGTACGGGTGCGTGGGGCCTTGGTGCATGGGGTATTGGTAGCTCGTTGTACGTACAAATGCGTATATGGTTTGCGTCTAACTTCGGCGAGGATTTAGTCTACGCTCCACGAGGCCGAGACCTTTTTTATTGGGATGCCACAACCGGCACAGGTGTTAGAGGGGTTGCAGTTAAAACCTTGGCGGGGGCTAGTAATGTACCGAGCTTTGTTAACGCTCTGATTGTTTCGGACGTATCTCGGTTTGTGTTGGCGTTTGGGACTAATGAGATTTATACCAATACACTTGACCCTATGCTCATTCGCTGGGCAGACCAAGAATCGGTAGTGAACTGGACTCCTTCGCCTACAAATCAAGCCGGTAGTATCAGGTTATCTGCTGGGTCAGAAATTGTGACTAGGCTGCAAACACGGCAAGAAATTGTGGTGTGGACTGATTCTGCCCTGTACAGCTTACAGTATGTCGGGCTTCCTGCTGTGTGGAGTCCCACGTTATTATCCGACAACATCTCGATTGTAGGGCCGAACGCTGCGGCTATCGGTGCGGGAGTGGTGTACTGGATGGGTAACGGCAAGTTCTACAGCTACGATGGTCGGGTTCAAACGCTGCGTTGTGACCTGCGCCAGTACATCTTCAACGACTTTAATTACGATCAAAGCTTGCAAGTTTGTAGCGGTAGTAATGAAGCGTTTAACGAAGTCTGGTGGTTCTATCCGTCGGCTAATTCTCTTGCGCCTAACAAATATGTTATCTATAACTACCTTGAAAACATTTGGTACTATGGTGAATTGACTCGCTATGTCTGGATCGACCGCAATACTCGACAGCATCCGATGTCGGCAACAACAGATAAAATCATATACCATGAAGATGGGTTAGACGATCAGTCAACAGAGGTCGTTTTACCTATTAATTCGTACATAGAATCTACAGAGTTTGATATTGACGACGGGGATAGGTTTGGGTTTATCTACCGTGTGCTGCCGGATATGAACTTTTCAGGGTCCACTGCACTGGCTCCAGCAGTTACGATGACGTTCTACCCAATGGTTAACTCGGGTTCCGGCTTCGGTACTTCAGTAGGTGGTAGCGATAATGCCGCAGTTATAAGAACCGTTGCCGTTCCGGTAGAAGAGTTTACTGGGCAAGTTTATGTTCGTATTCGTGGTCGTCAGATTGTTATGCGGGTCGAGTCTAACCAAGTAGGGGTAGCGTGGCAGGTAGGTGCACCACGTATTGATATTCGCGCCGATGGGCGTAGAGGAACCGGCACATGAGTATTCCATTAAACCCCCCTCCACCAAACTTACCACTCGCTCCTGCGGAGTGGAGTAGGATGTACCAAGATCAGTTTTCAAATGTTTTACGGTTATATTTTAAGAATTTAAATAGCACAGTTGAAGATACGCTGGTTCAGGTGTCTTCTAATCAAACTCTTATTTGGTTGAACATGTAATGTCGCGCTTCCAAAACATTATTCCGTTTTCGTTGGGTCAAGTCGCACTGTCTACTAGCTATACACTATTGTATACAGTGCCAGCGGCTACGCGCACGTACGTCAAACAGTTCGATATTTGCAATACCACAGGCGCACCGATGGATTTTTATATCTCTATCGTACCTGCTGGGGGCACCGCTAGTGATGCAAACGCTATTTTCTACAATGCCCCTATACCCGGCAATACAGTGGTGCAATGGAACGGGGTTCAGATTATGTACGAGGGCGGCACCATACAAGTTAAGGCTTCCGCAGTAGGATGTACTGTTACTGCGAGTGGGGGCGAGGCTATATGATCACTGTATACCCTCCGTTTGGTAGTCCGTCTAACCCCAGTGCCGTTACTATAGGCGGCACTAATACAGATGCTTTTGGTAGGCTTCGTGTTAGCGAGCCATACACTCTGTTTGATAGCCAGAGTCGATACGCAGCCGATATTCACTTCGATACCGCTGTAACAGGTACTGGTTCATCTACTTTTAACACAAACCAGAGTAGCGTTAGTTTGGCGGTAACAGGCGGCGGTGTAGGGTCGGTAGTGCGTCAGACCTTCCGCAGCTTCCCATATCAACCGGGTAAAAGCTTGTTGGTTTTGGCTACGTTCTTAATGGACACTAATAACAACGTCAATATTAGTCAACGCGTTGGATACTTCGACACCCAGAACGGGGTGTTTTTTCAAAAGGTAGACGGAGTTAATTCATTTGTTCTGCGTACTAACACAACAGGAACTCCGTCCGATGCGCGGGCAGTAACCCAAGCTAATTGGAATGGTGACAAGTTAGACGGCACGGGGGCTAGTGGTCTTACTCTTAACTTAGCCCACCCTCAGATTCTATGGATGGACTTTGAGTGGTTAGGTGTCGGTTCTGTACGCTGCGGTTTTATTATTAACGGCGCGTATATAGTTTGCCATACGTTTGACACAGCTAACGTCTACGGAAGTACCGTTTACATGACAACGGCTATTTTGCCAGTGCGTTATGAGATTACTACGACTACAGCGGCAGTTGCGGCATCACTTACACAAATATGTAGCACAGTAGTTTCTGAGGGCGGGTTTGGGCAGACGTCTATTGACCATGTGGCGCGTCGCACTACAGTGTTTACCAATATAACTACAGCGGCTACATTCTTCCCTATTGTGTCTATCCGCTTGGCGGCAAATAGGCTGGGTGCTGTTGTACTGCCTAACAGGGTGCAGTTTCTCCCACTAACCAACCAGAACTATGAAATTGCGTTATTAAAGAACCCAACACTAACGGGTGCTACTTGGGCGGCTACGGTTCCATCTGACAGCAATGTGGAGTTTGATGTGGCAGCTACAGCTATTTCAGCTACCGGAACAATAGTTCAAACAGATTACGTGACTAGTACAGGAAGCGGAGGAGTTGGCCCGACTGCCGCCCCAACCGGGTACAACTGGGACTTACAACTTGGCGCATCTTTGGCGGGGGTAAGTGACATCTATACTTTGGCAGTTAGAACCGTAGATGGCGCTACTCAAGGATCGGGCGTGGGGTCTATTTCATTCTACGATTTGACCCAATAGGTTTAAACATGACTGCTGCTAAAACAACCTTTACTCCTCCTAGCGCGGCTCAAGCCCTAGAACTTGCTAGATCAGGCGATATAGCTGGCGCACAAGCAATGCTTAACGCTTCCGCAGCTTATACAGCGCCAACATCTACGTTTTCAGCAGCGGATTACGGCCCTCCTGCCCCTTCCGCAGAACAAATTGCTGCGAATGTAGCTGCGACTAATGACAGATTAACGGCTGCTCCTCCTGCTGTTCCTCCTGCTGCTGAACCTACTTTATATATTGGTAGTCAACCTACCTCTTATTCTACGACTACCTCTTATTCTACGACTAAAGGCTTTACTTTAAAATCACCTACGCAAGCGCAAGTTCTTGCAGCAGCAAATGCAGCTATTGTAGCAACAACAAATTACGATAAAGCGGTTGCATCTGGCAGAGGTGATTTAACTAAGTTAGAAAACATACGTGATACCGCGACTACAAAAGCTACTACCCTGCTAACCGAGTTAGTAACTTCTACTACAAACAAATTAGACGCGTTAACTAAGGCCGCTAATAATATGGTAAGCGTAGTTGATGTGGGCGCAAATAAAAAAGTAATTGGTACCGCATCAAATGCTAATAACGTAGTTAACTCTACCGCTGGTAACGTCAATAAAATTACTACGGCGCTAACTACGCTGCTTAGTAAAAATCCTTCGCTTAGAGATTCTGACATTTTTACCGCTTTATCCGATGCTACAACTTCGCTTACTGGCGAGTCTCGTGACGCTAGAAATGCGTTCTTTACGAACGCAATCGATATTGCCGCAGCTACAGGTAATCGTGACCAAGTTAATAAATTACAGGTTAACCAGTTTACCGCTATACAAAATGATGTTGTTGCCGATGCTACTACGGCAATGCAGATACAAGGTAAGACTGCTACAGAAATAGCTTCGGCTGTAAAAACTATAAAGACCGAGATTGGTTCTAATATTAAAGAGTTCCGTACACAACTTAGTGATGTAAACAGAGTTGAGAAAACACAATTACAAAACTTAGCTGCCGCACAAAAAGCCGAACTTACGCTTTTAACAGACGCATTTAAAGCGCAAGGGTTAACAGGTAAAGCGTTAAAAACTGCGGTCAACCTAGAAAAAACTGCCAACACTGCGGAATATACAACTGCAAAAATTGGATTAGCTGAACCCACAGTACAGACGTTGCAAGGCGTAGGTTATGACAAGGCTACTGGTACAGTAACAGGGAACGTTCGTTCTACTGCTGCGTCATACGCAGATAATGCGCCAGTAAAAACAGCAGTCGATACAAAACTTGATGCCGCGTTTAGCATACTTACTAACCTTAACATTCCTATGTCTTATAGTGAAAAGGTAAAGGGTGGCACAATTAATACAGGGTTAAATGTAGAAACGATAGTAAAAAACGTACTTCCGTACAAGGACGAAGCAACTGGCGAATACACAAAGAAAAATTGGGTTACTAAGCTTGTAACTGAAGGCGAAAAATACATTAATAAAACTTCTACTCCTGAACAACTAAGCCAAGCCAAACTTACGCTTAAACCAGCGGGTGACCCGGTTAATAATGTTTTTGTTTCAAAGACAGGCGACAGGTACACCTATTTCCAAAAAGATGCCGATGGTAACTTTAAAGGGCTTGCTACTACTCGTGCAAACTTCAAAGAAGATGATAAC